TGGCCATTTAAAAGCAGCAGTACAAAACAGCATACGGTTATACCAGAAAAAGTTGTATTGGTTAGTGGTTGAAATCATTGAGGATCTGAACAGTATTGTTTGGTACAACGAACAACAAGAAAAAGGCGGTGAATTGATGTATTATGAACCAGAATATTTCTCAGCGCAAGAATTTTTTTCTAAGGATATTTGGGACCAAGAACATCACAAAGGATCTCAAATTTGGAGGCTGATGGATGGAAGAATTTTGTGGACAGCCGATGAGATTCGGAAGCACTTTTGTGGACCAAAAAAAAGAGGTGCTCATGACTCGATGACAATAAATAATTGGAGCTGGGGTGGCCAAAAACATTACTCTGGATATAGAGATATTTATATTGATATTGTCTATCCAGATAATAAATTTAGTAAGACATCACAGCACTGCTTTGGGAGAGCTATGGACTATGTACTCGGGAATACAACCCCTGATGAAATACAAGCTGATATAGTCGCAAACCCGAACGCAGACAGATATAAATACATTACTGGGCTTGAGTTAGAGACAAAGACTTGGACCCATAATGATACCAGATGCTGGGACCGATTGGCATCTGGAATATTTACCTTCACGCCATAAGGATGTACTTTATGTCAAAGGTAAACTTAATAATGACTTCAGATATCCCGGATGGGGTACTGCGGTCAAAACGTGCCTGGATAGGCCAAGGAGTGTAAAAGATGAAACTTGTTATTAAGCTCGATGAAGATGGAAAAGCTGTAATTGTAGATGGTAAGATTGTCTACATCGATGAGGATTCCACGGACAAAAAAGAGTATCCTTTGGACCCACCTTCAATGTATTCTAAAATTGCTGAACTCGGGAAAGAGAACAAAACTCACCGAACTAAGGCAACCGAGATTGAAGCCAAGTATTTGAGTCTGGCTGAAATCGAAGACATTGAAGCCTGGAAAAAGGAAGCTGACGCTGCTTTGGAAACTGTTAAAAGCTATAGCGAAAAAGACTTCATGGAAGCTGGCAAGGTGGAGAAGCTTAAAGCTGATATCAAAGAAGCCTATGAGTCGCAACTCAGCGCCAAGGATGAAAAGGCCAAAGTTGTTGCTAAGGCAAATGCCGATGCGCTGGCTGGTAAGGATGGTCAGATCAGAAGCCTTATGGTATCAAACCGCTTTTCTACATCTCCGCATTTTACCGGGGATAACTCTATCACTACTATGCCGCCGGATGTTGCCGAAGCATTTTTTGGTTCGAACTTCAAAGTGGAAGATATTGACGGGAAACTTGAACTCAGGGCTTATCAAGGTAAGGATGAGATCACAAGTCAATTGAATCCCGGAGAACCAGCCGGATTTGAAGAAGCAATTGGCATCATAGTGGATAAGTATCCGAACAAAGATCACATACTCAGAGCACCGGGTGGCGGATCTGGTGGAGGCGGAGGTCAGGGTGGGGATGGCTCACCATCTGACAAATTGACGAAGTTGAATGAGCAGCTTAAGAAAGCAACCGAAGATCAGAATACACAGCAGATGGTTGCTTTGAAAAATCAGATCCACAAACTCAAGCAAGCTGGATAAGCTCTTGATGGATTGGCTGCCACAAATTAAGGAGATGTAAAACAATGGCAAATACTAATAATCCCGCAACAGTCTGGAACTGCCCGAACTATATTGGTGAACTTTACCTTATAGGTGCGAATCAGACTCCATTCTTGAACATGATTGGCGGACTACAGGGTGGTATGGTAAGAACAGTTGGTGCTTTCGATTTCCCTTTGGCACAGCCATGGGCACTTGAATCAGCAGCTCAGCCGGATATTACTGAAACGGCTTCCCTGACTGCTCCAGATCCTTGGACTTATGTCCGTGGACAGGATGATAATACGGTCCAGATTTTCCAGAGAGCTGTTTCAGTTTCTTACGCAAAACAGTCTGTTGGTGGATCAGTTTATGTATCCGCATCCGGGAATGTCAATTATGGCGAAGCCCAGCCTGTAATGAATGAGAAGGATTTCCAGATTGCCGCTCACCTGCGACAGATTGCAGTTGATGCTGACTGGACTTTCCTGAATGGTACTTACCAAAAAGCGACTGCTGCGAATGTAGCTGCTAAATCTCGTGGTATCATTACCGGAGCAACGACCAATACTGTTGATGCTTCAAATGTACAATTGTCCAGACCTTTGGTCAATGAACTTGTAAGGAACATGGCTTCCAACGGTGCTGAATTTAACAATCCTGTTATCTTTTGCAACGCTTATCAGAAACAACAGATTTCTGAGATTTATGGCTATGCTCCTGCGGACCGTAATGTTGGTGGACTTAACATTTCTCAGATCGAGACTGACTTTGCTATTCTTGGTGTCGTTTGGGCTCCGAATATCCCCACCAGTACGCTTCTGATTGCGGATATGTCCGTTTGCTCTCCGGTCTTCCTGCCTGTTCCTGAAAAGGGTGTTCTGTTTTATGAAGATCTCGATTCAGGCGGAGCAGCAGAAAAGGGTCAGATTTATGGCCAGATCGGAATTGACTATGGTCCCGAAGAGTATCACGGAAAAATCACCAACTTGGCAACTTCAGCCTAATAGCTGATAGCCTAATGAGTGATGGCTCTTGACCTGGGCCTTTGCAAAAAGGCTCATTAAAACTCTTAATAGGGAGAAACTAACATGAGTAAAAAAGACAGAAAAGAACTCCGAAGATTCATGTCACAGAATCAGGGGTTGCCGAATGAAGTGAGGGAATACTTCACTGTGCTGGATAGAGATCTGGCTGCGAATGATATCTGGTCCACGACCACTACCACGACCAGTTCCACTTCGACTACCACCAGCACAAGTACCACAACTTCAACAAGTTCAACAACCACAACCACAGCATAATAGAATAGGCTGAATGGAGGAAATCATGGCAGATGTAAATGAAACTGGTAACGATGAAGTTGAAGTAAAAACCGCATGGCGATTCTTCAGATCACAGTTACCAACAATAGTCTGGGACCCAAGGCCGGGATCGAATAAGGCCATGGCTGATTTTAGCGCTGGGCATTTTACGACAGAAGACAAAGCTGTTGCCAAAATATTGAGAGAGAAAGGATATATTGAAATTCCACTCAATATGACAGAGCCACCTGCGATTGTCGTTCAACAACCCGCACCCCAGTTAAAGACTGAAAATGTGCCCATCTTAAAGGGTGCTGGAAATGTAACCGGAGCTGCGGCTGAGCAAGCCGGGCAGAACATTATGGAAAGCGTTATGGAAATTCCAGAAGTTCAGCCCGGACAGAATGCTGGCCCAACAAGGGTTAAGAGCTAAAGGAGTTTGAGTATGGCTACCTATTGCACAGATGAAGATATGGCTGCTGTTAGAGGGAATATCATGGGCCTTGGTGTATCCGATTGGGAAACCGAAAGGACAGAAGCCTATGACCATATCAACAAGTTAATCTTAGTCAGATGGTATCGCCCAACCGCAATTGGGTTAGGGCTTGATCCAGATACAACGCCATTTGATCCAACTAAGGTTGACGAAGATCAGATCAAAAGGTGCGCAACTTTTAAAAGTCTCGAATTAGCTTATATGACGCTGATGAAAGAGGGTGAAGATGCGGATGGCTTTGAGCGCTTTATGGATAAGTTTGCGAATGAGTTTATAAAGGCTTTTGATCTGGAGATGGCTTTGGGGCTTAAGTATGATTGGGATGATGATGGCGAGACTTCTGACGAGTATTACAAAACTGCTCCAAGAAGATTAGCCCGGAGTTAATCATGGCCAGAAATGCTTATATTGATATTAATGGGATTCAAACTATCAAGGTTTTATTGGATAGGCTTTCTGGGGGCATTGGCTCCCGGAGGCTCATGTCTGAAATCGCCACTTTTTTGATAACTTCCATTAAGCTCCGAACGGCTGGAGGCAAAGATGTAAATGAAAATGCCTTTGACCCATACTCAAAAGGTTATGCTATGTTTAGGGCCAAAGAAGGATATCCAATCAATAAAGTGGATTTATTTTTCTCTGGTTCTATGATGGCTTCTATGGACTATAAAGCAACAAGCGACACAGCCACTTTGTTCTTTAATGAATCTGAAGACAAGTCGGGAACAAGCAACCCGAACAAAGCATTTTGGCTGAACAAGAAAAGAGAATTTTTTGCTTTATCTGAAAATGACCAAAGAGAAGTCGAGAACATGGTTGACGATTCTATTGATGAAATATTGAGGTCGTGATATGACAGCTATAAGGGAACAACTTATTTTAGCCGACAAAGCGATTGTTGAGACAGTCGATTTTATTAAAACTGTTAAGCGCTCGATGATGAAATATGAGGACTTGAAAAAGTTTGCCTCAACTCAGATTCCAGTGGGAGCAGTCGTTGGTAGGCTTCCCAAAGCAGAGCACTACCATAGATCAGGAAGGCAACGAGAAATTATTGACAAAATTCAGTCGAGTCTTATTGTGGACATATTCGTTTATTTCCAAAATACTACGGTTGACACAATGGACACAGAAGTATCTGAACACGCCAACACTTTATTCGCTGCCCTATTTGCTGATTCAAGCAGAGGTGATTTATGTCTTGAAACAACGGTTGATATTAAACCGGACTATGCTTATTGGGATCCTTTTGTAGCTTTCACTGTTCAGGTCTCACACCTATATGTACATACAACAGGAGGGATTTAAATGACTATACCTCATAGTACAGATCTATATGCTCCAGCTGGTCGTGGTATTATTTATATTGCGAAATGGGGCGGCACTACTCCACCGACTTATCCCGGAGCAGTCGCAACGTACTATCCGAATGCAGCAGATATTGCTGCTGGACTCGGTGACTTTGAGGATATCGGAAATGCGCCATCACTGGAAGTTGAACCCACAGTGGAGAAAAGGCCGCATTATTCAAGCAGGGCTGGTCTCAAGACCAAGGATTTGAATCCAATTGTTTCGCTTGAATATTCTATTAACTTTGACGTTGACGAACTCGCAGCCGGGAACATGAAGAGATTTCTCATGGGAACTTATACTGCTGCCTCAGGGGTAATCAACGCACTAACTGATGCCAATGCTGAGTATGCTCTTATCTTTGTATCTGATAATCCACTTGGCCCAAACTATATCAAATATTTCAGACGTGTCACTCTCGGTCCTAATGGTCCACTCCAATTGATCGGGGATGATTATCTGGTAATGAGTTTTGCAGGTGAAGGACTTTCTGATGTCGCTACCTTCCCGGCTTCTCCATATTTTGATGTTAAAACAATAACCACAACTACAACTTCCACTACCACAACTACAACTTCCACTACCACAACCACAGCTTAATTGGGTGATGGTGATTTTGTAAAAGGATTTAACGATGAAGAAAACTAAAACCGTGAAAATCAAGATAGACGACAAGACAGAAAAAGAGTTCACTGTAAAAGAACTAACTGTGGCTGAAATTATCGAATTAAGCCAGAACAATCCTCTTTTCGGTGCTACCCTTAACGATAACAAAGAAACCACGGGAAACCAACAGAAAAAGGTGCCAGATACACAAGAAAGCGCTGGATTTATGTCAAGTGTTTTAGGATATAAGGACAACGCCGGAAAAGTGATGTCAGTATGCTGCGATTTTGAGATGAAGGATCTCAGCCAATTAGCACCTTCGGATATAAAAGAAATCTTTGGCGCTTTCAAAGAGGTCAATAGCACTTTTTTATCCTTGCTCGATCAGATGGGCATCCTAAACGCAGCCAAGGAAATTCTGGACAGAGCTATGTCAGACTTTTCAAGGACGCTTGCCACCTGATTGAGAGCGGTCACGTGAATGTGTTTGAATACGGTTTTACTTTTTTTATAGAAGCAATGAACGAACACCAGATCATCAACAACGAAAAAAGAAAGGACTTGGCAATTGCATACCGGGTTGCGAGTCGAGCAAATGAAAATGGCTGGAAAAAATTTCTTAAAAGGAAATAAGAAATGGCTGACAAAGACCTAAATATTGTAGTAAAGCTTAGAGATGCCGCATCCAGAGGTGCGAAGAGCATCGACAGAAGTATCAGTGGACTCGGGAAGTCTGCTGGAGTCGCATCCAAAGGGCTTAAGTCGATGTATGTTCAGCTGGCTGCGATAGCTGGCTTATTGGCTGGTGGGGCTTTGCTCGGCAAATCAATAAAAGACTTTGCTGCTTTCGATGATAATATGAGAGCAGCCGGGGCAGTGACTAAGGCAACAAGAGAAGAATTGTTGTTGATGACAGAAGCTGCGAAGGAAATGGGCAGGACAACCCGATACACCGCTTCAAATGCAGCTGAAGCCCTAAGATTTTTAGGGATGGCCGGATTGAACGCTGCGGATGCGGTTGGTGCTCTTCCTAATGTTCTTAATTTAGCTGCCGCTGGAATGCTCGATCTCGGAACTGCCGCTGATATAACAACCAATATTATGTCAGCTTTTGGATTAGAGGTTGAGCAACTTAGTCGAGTGAACGATGTTTTGGTTCAAACCTTTACCAACTCGAATGTAAATCTGGTTGAGATTGGTGAGGCTTTTAAAACAGTTGGTCCTATAGCAAAAGGTGTAGGCGCTGACTTTGAAGATCTGGTTGGAACAATAGGCGCTTTGGGTAATGCTGGTATCAAAGGCACACTTGCTGGTACTGCTCTAAAGAACGCACTGGATGCTCTTCTTTTGCCTACTGCTAAAGAAAAGGATTTAATGGCCCAACTTGAAAGCAGGTTAGGCGGAGTATCATTACAGATCAAAGATTCATCTGGCGACTTCATTGGATTCGCCGGGATTATAGAACAACTTGAAAAGGCTGGGCTCAAGGGTGATGAGGCATTAAAGCTTTTCGGATTGAGAGCAGGTCCGGGAATGGCTGCCCTTTTGAATATGGGTTCAGAGGGATTGAACGAACTGATTGAAAAACTCCGGGAGTCTGGCGGAGTATCAGAAGAGATAGCAACCCAAATGGAAGCAGGGTTGGGCGGTCAGATGAGACAGACTATCTCATTATTTGAATCGATGCGGCTTAAGCTCGGAGAAGCTTTTGGACCAAAAACAATTGAGCTATTAGAGAATGTTAGAGAGATGCTCAGAGGCATTATTGAAGAGATCTCCCGATTGGGTAAAAGCGGAGAAATAAACGCCTTTGCTGATTTGATGATAGATAGTTTTGGATTGATCACTACAGCAGTAGCAAAAACATATCGAGCATTTAGATTGCTTGGGTCATTAATAGCGAATGTAGCTGCCTTAGCAACCGGAGATATGGCCACAATTGAAGAGAGTGTTAAAGGGATAAATGAAGAGTTCAATTTGCTCTTAGGAAGACAACCCGACTATAACACATCTGATACTTTCGTTGGTGTGATTACTGACCAAATGGTAAAGGATTTTGAAAAGGCTGCTAAACCAGATGGACCGATAGCAAAAGGTGCTGAGGAAGTTGGCGAAACATTAGCAGACAAAATAGTCTCATATCCAAGTATCGAAGCCAATCTGAAAAGCGCTTTGATCAGATTAACTGCTGAGCTCAAAAATAAAGCAGAAGTCATCCGGGGAGATTACGATCAAGGCAAAATTGATCTCACTAAATATTATGATGAGAGAGCTGAAATTGTTAAGAGGAAAATCGCAGCAGAAATAGCCATTATCCAACAAGCGATTTCCAGAGAAGATGATGTTTCAAAACTTGAGATCTTGAATGCGAAAAAGGCAGCCAAGGAGCAACAGCTGGTTACTGAATTAGTCAAGATTGAAAACGAGCGAATAAAAGCTCAGGATAAACTCAACGAAGATCAAGCCAGAAAAGAAGAGAAGCTCAGAAAAGAAAAATTGAAGCTTGATGATAAGTTGAATAAGTTAAGGCTCAAAGCAGAGAAGGCATACAAGGATCAAAAAGAGAGAATCAAACAAGAAGGTGTTACAACTCTCGATGCCAAATTTGCTAAAGAGCTTTCAGATTTACAGACAAGGCAAAATGCCGAACTCGAAGAAATTAAAAAATACCATAGCGAAGTATATCAAGCGAAGGTTGACGCCGGGGCAGATGAAATTGAATTAGAGAAAGCGAAGCAAGCTGAACTCAAAGCCATCCGGGAACAAACCGAGCTACAGAATACAGAGAAGGCACAGCAAGTTGCTGATCAAAATTTAAGGCTTCAGGAATATAAACTGAATAACCTTAAGATGATTGCTGAAGGTGCTTCTGATATCTTCAATTCTTTATACGAAATGTCTGGGAAAAAGAACAAAGAACTTTTCCGGCTTGCTAAGGCAGCAGCGATTGCCGAAGCCACCATAAATGTCGCTCAAGGTGTTACCAAAGCATTAGCTCAAGGTGGATACTGGGGCATAGCCCAAGGGATTTTTGTAGCAGCGGCAGGAGCAGCCCAAATAGCGACAATAGCATCACAAAGAATGGCCACAGGTGGAGAGGTCCAAGGACATAGCCCTACAAAAACGGCTGACAATATTCCAGCTAATTTAACAGCAGGTGAATATGTCCACCCGGTTGACTCAGTAAGGCATTATGGAAAGGGGATGATGGAAGCGATCAGAAACAGAACATTCCCGAGATCAAACTTTGCTTATGGCGGTTATGTTACTACAGGCCGGAGAAATTTTGCCAATGGTGGGATGGTTTCTTCTCAGCCGGGGCAAACTTCGGGTGGCGTTGTCATTAACTTAAACAACCAAGGGCTTAATTTAGAAGTCCAATCAAAAAGGTCAAGAAGGGATGATGATAAGGAAGTGATTGATATTGTTTTGGCTTATGCTGAAAACGACAGAGAGAACTTTGGTACCAATCTTAAAAACTTTTTGAATAGAGGTTAACCATGGCTTTATTTCCTACACTTAGTACAAACCCGGCGAACATAATGAAAAGGATATTATCATCAGTTCATTTAGAGACAGCCAGAAGCAATTATCTAATGACCAGACCTTCGGTGACTAAGATAATCAAAGAATGGATTTTGATCTATGATGAAATGACTTATCTTACTGATGCCGATAAGGTTTTGCTTGAAGATTTTTTCGAAGAGCAAATGGGGTTGTTTTTCAATTGGGTTAATCCAGACGATGATGAGACATACAAAGTTTATTTTAATATGGAAGCTTTGGAAGTGACTCCGCTTTTTACAACATCGAATTATTATACAACCGAGCTACATCTGAAGGGATCTCTTGCCGCAAGTACGACAACAACGACAACTACCACTACAACAACATCCACGAGTTCAACAACTACAACAACGGCTTAATTAAAGGATTTTCAAATGCCATTAACTGACTTAACCAATGATGCGATAATCGAGAAGAATAAACTGGACTCAAAAAATGTTGAGATCTTTTTTCTTCAAGTCACTTATGAAGGTGAGATTCGCCGGGTGTGTTTGAATAATGAAGATATTACGTGGAACGGTGAATTGTGGACTAAGGCAAAATTCAGTTTAAGAGGCTTAACAGAAACGAAGGATTCAACAGTTCCATCAGTATCGCTTGCCTTCAAAGATTTGTTCCGGGTTGTTCTTCCTTTAATCGAAGAGTATGACGGCATATCAGGGGCAACTGCTTGGATTGGCATAGTGGATTCTTTATACTTAGCCAACAACACTCCAAAGGCTCAATATTCTTTAGAAGTAATCAGTTGCTCAATTACAGATCAATATGATGTAACAATAAATTTAGGCGGTGAAAATCTAATGAACAGGAGATGCCCTTTGAACAGATATTTGAAGAACCATTGCAGATATAAATCGTTCAAGGGAAACAGGTGCCAATATGTTGGTACTGAATTAACTTGTGACCGGACCTTTACCCAATGCGATGAATATGATAATGTCGAGAATTTTGGCGGGGCACCCGGAATAGGCAGCACAGGATTATTGATATGACAAATGTAGATTTAAACGACTTAATTGGGAAGCCTTTTAGCGAAAACGGATATGGGCCTGAAAGCTTCTCTTGTTTTGGGCTTGCCTGGGAGGTTTTCAGGCGATTTGGCATCGATATACCCAAAACGGATATATCCGTGTGCGCCTGTGAACAAACATCTCGTAAAGAGATACAGAGACAAATCGCAAAAGATTATGAACAGATTGAGAAACCAGAGGTGCCTTGTGGGATTATAATTCAGGCAGCTCCGGGGCACGCAGAACACATCGGCGTTTATATTGGTAACCAAAAGATGATTCATATTTCGATGACAACTAATGTGGTTGTGGATCGGATATTTAATTGGAAAGACAGAATAATGGGATACTATAAATATGTCGGTAATACTAACTGAAATAAAAAATCCTTTTGATCTCGATAAAAACGAAATCAGCCAACTCGATTTCGCTCTTGGAAAGCCAATTAATTTTTATTTGCCCGAACTAAGCAAAAATAAAGATATTGATTCCACCTTTGTCGTTGCTGTTAATGCGAATATAATTGATGAATCTGATTGGGATTCTTTTGTTGTTAATGATGATGATATGATTTCGGTTTGCGCTGAGGTCGGTTGGGAAACTGTGGCTTATGTCGTCATTATGGTTTTGGCCTATGTCTTTATGGGGCCGGAAGAACCACCGCCGCTTGCTCCACCAAATGCGGCGGTAAACAGCGTGGATGTGTACTCTTGGGGTGAGGTAAAACCATCCGAGAGAGAAGGCATTCCAATCCCATACCTTTACGGCACTTTTAAAGTACCGGGTCAAGTCTTAAATCAGTTTGTTACAATAGATGGAGACAAAGAAACTCTTCATACTTTATTAGGGATCTGCGATCATGAGATTGATAGTATAACTGACGTCAGAATAAATGATCAACCATATACCTATTACCGGGATGTTACAGTTGATACTACTCAGCTTGGTACTTTGGCTGATACGCCTATTCCGGGCTTCACAGATATCGTCTATTCATCTTCAGTTAATGCGGAATTACTTTACAACACTCCATTAACCCAACAGACCGATGGAAATGCCGTTGAAAAGATTCATGTTTTTATTGCCGCTAAAAAGGGTTTGTATTATTCAAACGATGAGGGTGGATATGATCAAAGAACAGCCACTTTTAGTGTTGAGTACAGCATAGCCGGAGCTGACGATTGGACAACCCATTCTAATGAAACGATGACTGCCGCAACTCATGAAATCCAAAGGCGAAAAGTGACGATTGATGATCTGCCAGCTAACCAATATGAAGTAAGGGTCACCCGAACGAATGCCAAAGAAACAGCCTTGAGAGGAAACTCAGAAATCCATTTTAGCTCGATTCAAGAAGTGGTTAAAAAGGAATTGAGATATCCAGGATTAGCAAAATATGCTATAAATGCTTTGGCGACTGATCAACTGTCTGGTGGGCTTCCAACCTATACTTGTTTGGCATCTCGGGATACTGTAACTGTTTGGGATTATGATTTGGGAACTCCTGGACCTAATCCGAAAAGAGCAACCAACCCGGCTTGGATTCTATATGATATTTTAGTCACCCATGCTGGCATAGATCGTGATAGACTTATTTGGGATGACTTCTCCGAATGGGCTGATTATTGTGATGAGGACATTGATGGCGATTACAGGCATGAAGTTAATATCTATATCACCCAAGGAACTTTCGCAACCATTACCAAAAAGATAGCTGCTTTGGGCAATGCGACAATCAGAAGACGTGGTTCAGATTATGGTATTTTTATAGACCGGGCTGAGACAGTAGTTTCTCAACTTTTTTCTGTAGGCAGCGTAATTAAAAATTCATATTCAATTAGCTACACTCCATATAAAGAAAGAGCAAACTTGGTCGAGATCGAGTACACAGATCCAGACCGAGACTATTCAAAGCAAGTTGTTTCAGTTTACACGGCTGATTATTTATCAAATACATCGACTGCGAAAAAAGCAGCCATAAGTGTTGAGGCCGGGATTGACCAAAAGCAAGCGATAAGAAGAGCAGTCAGAAAAATGAATTACAACAGATTCTCAGTCAGGAGAATTGAGTTTGCTGCTTATACAAAATCTTTTGCTTGTATTGTTGGAGATCTATTTTATTGGCAATCTGATGTAACCGATTATGATAATGGAAGGATTGGCGGCAGGATCTTAAGCGCAGGAAATGGCGCTGGTGATATTAATCCTTTTGTTGAATTAGATGCTCCGGTTGTAATAGCTCCGGGAGTGACTTATGCTATAACGGTTATTTTATCTGACGGGGATGTTTTAGTCACCGACAAAATCGTCACCAATTCTCCATCAACCGCAAGCATATTAACTTTGTCCACTCCTTGGGTTGAGATTCCAGCTGAGGAAGATGAATTCATTTTCGGAGTTTCGTCAAATTATAACAAGATATACCGGATTACATCAATCACCCGAAGGGATGACAATACCAGAAGTATAGTTGGCGAAGAATACATTCCAGAGATCTATACCAATGACGCCGATTATGTTATTGAGGAATTACTTTGGGAGATCAGAAAACAAAAGGCAATCCAAGTTTTTCTTGCTGAATTTCTTAGCTATAATACTGACGGAAGCTATTCCAATAATATCAACGTCAATTGGTATAGAAGCCTATCAGAAATAATAGCGAGTTGGGCAGTTTGGATTCAAGATCTATCTGTGGCGATTGAGCCAGCCGAAACAAATATGATTTCTCCAAGTGAATATAGGACTTTTTCACTTTGGAATGGGGCTGCTCCAGTTACACAAGATCAGATTGGTGTTGATGGTGAGGTTAATAGAGCTTCAACATTGGAAGATACACTGGGAACTTATGAACAAAGAAATATAACGACTGTGGTGTCTGCAGATGCCTCATGGTACACCTTTGGAATTTTTATAAAATTAGATTCAACAGCAACCAGTTATTTCCCGGCTGTTTCTCTTGCCTTGACTGGTGGGACTGGATTAAATCAAGCTGTTTTTGTTGATCTTACTGATGGGACTATTTCAAGTCCATCAGGGTATGACGATGGAGACAGTTCTGTTACTGTTATTAGTGATGACTGGATTTATGTAACTGTTTCATTACAAAATAATAGCACTAATAACTCTCTTTTTAAGCAGATATTACCAGCAGGTTCTGCAGATGGCAATAATTGGTCAGCCGCAGCAACCGGGGAGACAGTATTTGATTATGCTATTCTTTCTGCTACTGAAACATCTCTTGTTGGCTTTTCAGCTTTTGCTCCAGTTCTGGCCGGATACGTTGACCAAAACTCATTTCAGATTACTCAAAATATAATCAACTTTAGAACATACCGTGTCTTTGTAGTTCCAAGGGGAGAAGGGCCAGTTGCTTCCGAAGATAACACCCAAACGATTACTGTATTGGGTCAACTTGCCCCACCAGCCGATGTAATAAATTTCAGTGGTTCATGGGACTCGATTAAAAGGCAAGTTCATTTTGTTTGGACAGCTAATTCAGAAATTGATATAGCCAGTTATGAGATTAGATCTGGAGCGAGTTGGGCTGCTGGAACGGTTGTAGCAGCGACTCAAAATAATTATGTTTCCATCTTCATCGATGAAGGCACATCAGAGGCCATAGTGTACCGAATAAAAGCGATTGACGCAACAGGTATATATTCGGAAACAGAAGCCACAGACAGCATAGGAGTCGATACAACTGACTGTCCTTTAGTGGTTCCAACCGGGCTTGCTTGGTCATCCTCTTCTGTTATTGCTTCGGATGGCAGAAATATAGTTTTGATGCTTATTACTTGGACAGATTCTTCCGGCGATTCAAATGATTGGACTGCCTTTGAATTAGAGCTTTTGGATAATGTTACAAGCCAGACTTCTAATTACATGACCCAAAATGCTTCTTTCCAAGTTGAGGTCATTCCGAATAGAAGTTACAGCGTGAGAGTAAGAAGCAGAGATGTATCAAATAATGTAACGGCTTGGTCAGCGAATATAACGCATACTTCAACTCAAGATACAACAGCACCAGATGCTCCAACAGCATTAAGCGCAACCGGAACTTTTACTCAAATTTTATTAGATTGGACTCATGGGGCAGAATATGATCTGAGTCATTTCTTAGTATATCGCCATACAAGTAATGTTTCTGGATCAGCTACCTTAATTGGAACAGCTTCGAGATCTTTGACCGCAGCTTCAGGCAATTATGTAGATACGCCTCCAACTGATGATGTTTATTATTATTGGGTTAGATCGGTTGATACAAGCAATAATGAATCGGCTTTGAGCGCAGTTGCTTCTGATAATGCTCCGGGAGTCACCGCAACGATAGGACCAGGAACCATAACTGATGTTGAATTAGCCGATGGAGCTGTGACTGGGGTAAAGATAGCAGCCCTTGCGGTTGACACCGGGAATTTGGCCCTTTTGGCTGTCGAAGCAGGACAAATAGCAGCCAATGCCGTCATAGCAGATAAAATTATAAGTAATGCGGTGACTTCGGATAAGATAAACGCCAATGCTGTAACAACAGTTAAGATAGATGCCGGAGCAGTCACCGCTGACGAGATTGGAGCCAATGCGATTGTAGCCGGGAAAATCGCCGCCAATGCTGTTTCAACAAATACTATTGAAGCTGGTGCCATCATATCCGAGAAAATAAATGCTGGAGCAGTTGGAGCTGATGAAATTGCGGCCGGAGCTGTAACTGCTACAAAAATTGATGTTACTGATTTGGCTGCTATAAATGTGGATGCCGGAACTCTCACTGGCGGTGTTTTTCAAAGTACGACTTTGAATGCAGATAATGATCCGGTATTAGAAGTGAGCGCTGATTTAGGAAAAATTGAAATCAGAGATGATACGACTCGGGTTGTATTTGATTCAGGAGACATCACTTTTTACAAAACTTTCTCTGGAACAGAAATTGCTTACAAATCTTTGAAGAGGGTGCCAGAAGGATTTGCGAGTCACGGAGATGATGTTGAGGTCGGTTATTTTTCTTCTCAACCAACAATCGTCTTACAACCTTTGAATATGATGAGTTATTCTGAAGGCGATAGCAATGTGGATCAATTTTTTGATAACCAATCAATCAATTTAAGAGAGGTTGATCCAAGTACTGGGTCAGATGATCCGGGTTCATCCTATTGGGCTTTTGAGGTATCTTCTCAGCTTATATCAGGAGCAGGAACAGGCTTCCAAGCAGTAGGAAGAACAGAGACATCAGCGTCAGATCCGGGCTGGATAGTGATAGATGAAACTGACACAGCCACTATGACTACTCCGGCGAATGTTACGGATGTCGAAGTGGATGTAACAATAAAGAGTGTAAGAGGAACTGGAACAGGCGGAGTTTATTACAACCGAGAAGCAACTTTGAGATTGTATGCGGGTGCTTCTTTAGAGGCTACCAAAGTTATCACAACTGAATTAGCTGGCCAATTATCGGCTATTAATTCAACAATATCAGCAACTGGTTTAACAGCCGGATCTCATGACTTGACTGTGCAATGTTTTTTCGATAATGATTCAGGAACTTTTGGATCAGGCAGCTATGAATATGGCGATGATGATGCCAATTCTTCTCCTAACCAAACAGCCTTAGCAGAAGGGGCAATTGGCTGGGGCCAAGAATTTCCTGATTCAGATTCAGAAACTGTGAATTTTCCACAACCAACAGTACCGGGCGGTTGGACAGTTTATAGTGTTGATTACGATATTAATTATGATTACTCTTTGACTTCTGTAATCGGTGCTGGCGCTTCTCCGGGTACAACTTGTTATGTTACATCCACTTTCTTCAGCGTTTACCATTCGTTGACCGGAACAAATAGTTCAGGCGGAGCCACTAACCAAACAGCCTCAGTAAATACTTCTTCATTATCATTGAATTTCACTATTCAAGCTTGGGGCGGTGCTCATGTAGGATCAGGACCTGATTTTTGGGCTGGAACCGAAGCAGAAATCACTTGTAATACTTTGACGGTAACGGCTTATTATAGAAGATTAGCAACTGGCTCAACAACTCCTGATAATGAATTAAGGGTTGTTGAATATACTTATGATGTTGCC